AAAATCATATGTTCAACAAAACTCATTTTATTTATAGAAGAAGTATAAGAGCGAATTAATCTCGAAAGAATAAAAGAATCTTTAAGGAGAGTTTTTGTGACTTTATCTATAGATTGAGTTTGAGATAAATTGCCATCATTGAATTTCATTGAATATGCTAATAAAAGAACGAGCAAATCGTGAGGAGATAATTCTGAAAAATTCTTTGTATCTTTTTCGTAAATAAAATGATTCTTCAATTATCCTTCCTTATAAATACATTTCCATTTGTCCGGAGTATTCTTTCTCTATAGAAATCTTTGCATTAATGGAAGTCTCTAAAACCTTCTGCAGAGAATCGGATACCGTTTTGAAATTTTCTTCTGTAGGTTCATCGAAGAATTTAATTAAATGCTTGGCGGCTGTTACTGTTGTATCTTGGTATTCTGATATGAACGCGTTTTTTTCTTTTCTGTTTGGTTTTGGAGTTGGTAAAACTGTAAGAACAAAACCACAAAGATTTGCCATATGTTTTATTATAGAATAATTCTTTGTAGCGTGCATTAATGGCATAAGATAATCAAGAGGAAATCTTGCATTACTTTCATCTTCCGGATTACATGCACGGTAAAGATAGCTGGCACTCATTCCTGTAATGTCGGCTAATTGAGCAACTGATTTTTTAGATGTTAGAAGAGTTTCATGAAGTAAAAATTTAATTGTCTTATCCATATAATATCATTATAAGTTTGAAGATAAATTATAATCGATTCTATTGTCTCATTATAAACTAAACTGAAATTTTAATGGTAATTCTATATTCGAAAAATTAAGTTGCATGGAGTTAACCAACTCTTAATTCATGTTTAATAAGAGCTTTTATTTTTGCAATCATTTCGGGATTGTTACGTTGACCCGTAAAAAGTAAGTGTATATATGGACGGCTAACGCCTAATTTTCTTGCAATCTCGGCTTTATTAACAAAATCCTTATTGAATTTGAGTGGTATTTTCTTAGTCATTTGTTATCTTTAAAAGAGTTACTAAATCGTTTCAGGAAACATAAGAAATGTCTTATATCATTGTCAAGTATAAATAATAAGAAATATATATGCCTACAAATTTATATAATAAGATTGTAGGGGGTCGTTTTAAAGAATTTTTACTCTCAAAATATGATAGCATAAATGCAGCAGCAGAATATCTTGAAACTTCTGGAGATTCTTTACGTAATAGTTATTTTAATGGTAAAGCTTTACCAGGAGCCAAGATTATCCATAAATTGATAATATTAGGTTGTGATATAAATTGGTTATTGAATGAAGATCTTAATGATAATAAATTACCACATAAACAAAAAGAGAAAGAGGGTCCATTAGAAAAACGATTAAAAGATCTCGAAGAAGAAAACAAAAAACTAAAGAAGAAAATTGCTGCATATGAATCTGCAATTAAATATCTTGACAAGGCGAAAGGAGTTTAATTAAAACTTAACAGGAGGGAGGGATGAAAAAGACGATCTTTTTATTATTATGCTTAAGCACATTCACACTTGCACAAAATGATTTCCGCAAATTCAATTGGGGCGATGATATTAAAAAAATTAAGAATCTTGAAAAGTCCGAATTAGTTTCTAAAGAAAAAGAAATGTTGGCTTTTTATGGTTCACTTGCTGCCGAAGATGTTTTAATCAAATATGATTTTGCTGATGGGAAATTATGTATAGGTTCATATTTATTTAGAAATAAATATTCCTCTGTCACAGATAATCTTAAATTATATGAAAAATTAAAAGCAGATTTAAGTTCTAAATATGGTGCTTTAATTGGAGGAGATGAGAAATGGTATAATGACACATTTCGCTTTAATTCATCTTTAAAAGAAATGGCTATTTTATCCGGGCATTTGGAATATAACGGACATTGGGAAAATGATAGGACGCAAATAAATTTAGTTTTGAAAAAAGGGAAAGAATATAAAAGTGACTTAATTTTAATTTATCGAAGTAAAATATTGTATCAATTATGGTTTAATCATAACCAACCATCAAATGAACTATAAAGGAAAATAATTTAAAATAAATAACAAAGCCTTATTGAAAACAATATTAAACCCAAATGATAAAATTATTCGGTATCAATAATAAATGAGGAATAAAATGAAAACATTAAGATTAATCATTTCTTTTAGTTTATTTATTACCTTTTTTGGTTGCGCTTCTGCTGAAATGAGTTCCGGGCAATATTTCGATTCATCAAAAGTTAAGGATATTAAAAAAAATATTACTACTAAATCTAACATTGAGAATCTTTTTGGCACTCCATTTTCAAAAAAGATTTCAGATAATGATGAAGAAACATGGAATTATTATTATAGTTTAACTAAATCCGAAGCGAATTCATTTTTGTTCATGACAAAAGTAAATACAGAAGGAAATACAAAAATGTTATCAATATCATTTAAAAACAATATCGTTGCAAGTTATAACTATACTGAAACGCCGATAAACTCTTATGTACATTAAAAAGAATATTAATTAATAACAAAGCCGTGCTGTAAGCAACAGCACGGCTTTTGTCTTCCCGGAGTGATAAGCAATTATAAAATAAAATAATGGAGTTAATATGGCAATATCAAAATGTCCTAAATGTGAAAGTACTATTTTTGAAATGATTGAAAATACTCCTCATCATTCAAATTATAAACTCCAATTTATTCAATGCTCCTCTTGCAAAACTGTAATCGGAGTTATGGACTTTTACAATATTGGCTATAAACTAGAACAACTTGAAAAACAAATAGAAGAAATGGATAATAAAATTAATTCTCTATTATAGAAGCTGCTCTTGGATTAATTCTACCCGTGCGCAAATATTCTCTTTTACCTTGTTCACTTAATGCTTCAACAATATCCACTTTCTCATGATGGATTTGATCAATATGTTCAGTTTGTTTTTGATCGTTATTTTGAGATTCTTTCTCGGGTAGAAAAAAGGTTAAATCCAACGATACATTAATATAAGATGGACTTATAGAAGAAAGGGTAATGGTTTTTATTCCATAACCTTTTCCTGATATAACATTAACAAGTTTATTAACGTTTTGCAATGCTTTAATTATTGGAAGTTGTGATTTCATTTTATTGATCCTTTTATAAAATTAGGAAATTATATATGACAGAAAACCTAAGTGATATTATTCTTGAATTCAAAGATTTTCATTATGAATACTCATTAAAAGATATTCCTGATATTTTACTTCAAAATCTTGCTCAAAAAGCACAATATGTTTCTTTAAGAGAAATGATCATAACATTTCTTGCAAAAGAAATGGGTGAAACTATCGACGAACTCGACGACAAATTAGATTCTTTAACCAATGAAAAATTCCGGGATTATTTAACTTCTTTTGTTGCGCAGAGAGGGAACCTTTCCGACGATAAGAAGCCATAATCTCATCTTCTCTTTTACAAACATTTAACGCTTCTGGACTTGATAGAGAATATGTATATTTTTTAAACATATTATTTCCTATTATCTAGTGAATTCTTTTATTGCTAATTTCTCTTTATCGCTTTCCTGCTTTGCGATTATCTTTCTTATTGACATCCATTGTTGCTGCAGTTCAGGACAATTCAATAAATGAGATTTATGTTTTTCTTTATCAAACTCCGGATCAAATTGTTCTGTTCCGTTAATTACTTCCACCGGCAGGTAACCAAACCAACCGTGACCTTTTAATACAACATAAAGAGTTTTACAATACCTGCATTTATAAGGATGATTAAGAAGAATCATTTTACATTGTCGAGATTACATGCTGACGGATTATTCGAATTATATTATTTTTATATTGATCAGTGAGAACCATGAATTCACGTTTTGGAATAATAACTTTATATGCTTTTTGTCCGAACGTATACGCAACTTTTCTTTTGTGACTATTCTTTGCGAATACTAATAATTTATCATTTGAACTTTGTTTTAATAAATTTCCTTTTGCATCAATTCTGTGAAATAAAGTTCTGGTCCTGCCGGCCATTTCTATTACTCCGCCAAAATTATGTATAGCCGCATATCTTCTATTTGTACTAACTATTGCAGTATTATCTGTTGATGAAGATTGAATTGAACGAAGTAACATTCCAGTTTGTTGAAGCATGTTATCCGGAAAACCTTTTCTTTCTTTTGCTCTTATTGTAGCCGGTTTTAACGAGGGCCAACCTCCCGGAACATCTTTGCCCTGATTTAGAATATTCATCTTTGCAGACATATTCATTTCTTCGGCAATACTTATCATCAATGGTTGTGTTGGAGTGAATTTCTTTTTAAGAAGATTAATTGTGGAATTTATTTGTTCATTAAAATCTTTATCAACCATCTCTTTTAACTTTGCCTATATTCATTTCGTAAATCGGAATCATAATTAGATAGATCAGGTTTGAAATTTGTAATCGCTGGATTATAATCCCATCCATCACCAACTTCAATTGGAAAGTCGGCGCCGTTGGAAACATGCAAACCAAGCGATTCCATTTCCTGTTTATTCAATGCAATTATATAACATCCACAGTTAAAACCATTTGGAGGATATATATGATTCCAAATAGGATCATTCCACATAAAAACTTTATTGGCGTAAATTGCATGACTTCTTCTTTTATGCAGCCGTTCAATTTGTTTATACATCCAATATGGACGTTCAACTGTGTTCTGAATCATTGTATCATAACGGCCTTTTGAATATCCTACATTTGCATTCGTAGTAAAAATTGTATTCAATCTATATGGCGAACCGAGTTGAACGATTTTTTCGGGATCTATACCATTTGCAGGATCATACCCGGGAACATCTTTTGCAGGAACCTTTCCCCACCATCCAAGTCTTCTTAAAATTGGTTCTAAATCTTTTTGAAATTGTTCGTATGTAATTCCTTCAGTAAATATTTTATCAACTTCATCCCGGAGCTCCTGAAGAATATCAAGTTTCATAACTTTTGCAACTGTAAAGGATCTTGAATGAGCTTCCTGCCAGACTTCTTTCCAATCCCAGCTGAAGGTAGTTCCTTTTGATTGGTACCATTTCACGATTTGATCAGGAGGTAATGAGAATAAATATTTGAGTTGATCTTCAGTAAGCATTATTTCCCTTTACTTGCTTCTGAATATCCTTCACATTCGGTAATAAAGAAAACTTTTGTAATAAGATTTTGAATATCATCCGTTTTCATTTTTGGATAAAGAGCAGCGACTTTCTTTTCAAACTCTTCACGGCTATTTGAATTCTTTGCTAATTCAATAACCGGTTTTAATGTTTGTTCAATCGCAAACTGTAAAGTTTTATCCGGAAGCGCATTCGAGATTAGATCCGCTATAGTTTGTTTTGAGGCGGTATCGGACATCTCAATGCGCTTACCGGTAAGATAATTCCATATTTTTTTAATCCCGGAAAGCTGAACATCTTCCTTAAATGTCGGTTGTGGAGGATTCAAAGGATTAACAATTTGTCCCTGTGCATTCGGCATTAATTGGACTATATCAAACTGAGATTCATCCATATTATAATTCTCTACAAAATATTTCTTGTATGGACGGAACCCAATATCAAATAAATTTTTATCCCTTGTCGCTAATTCCGCGCTTATTTTTTCTTCTTCGAAAACTCTGAATAAAGGATACAACCCGGATCCGATATTTATATCAATTATTCGTTTGAATAATCCATCAAATAAAGCAGATGGAAAATCTCTATCACCTTCACCCATATTGCTTTCAATTATCTCTGCACCGGTCTGGGTCGAAGCTTTTCCGCCTGATTTATGAATAGAAGTAGAAAGTGAATTTGTTAACCACGCTTCTGAAATATCATCATTACAGCGATCTAAATATTTATCATGCAGATCACCTGAGCCGGTTCCTTTTGCTTCTATGAGTTCAATTGAAGAATCATCGGGACCGGTTGCAACGGCATCTTCAACCATATTTGATAATTTATTTAATAAATCTTCATGATCTTCCGGTTTTGCTCCGCGAGGAAGTTTACCAAAGATAAAAGGCATTCCATACTTTTCAATAAATTTGGAAAAGAATCTCATCCCTCCGCGCTTGAATGTGATCGGCCAGAAACAACGAGCTAAAGTTTTCTGTCCATATGGATTTTCATAACTTGGATCATTTTGCAAAAGAATAAAATTATTAGCTACTGCCTTATCTGCTCCAACGCCTCTTACTGGAATACCATCCATATTAAATGCATCTCTAAATCTTAATTCATTCCGACTTCCAAAATGAAACCATTCGCGCGGTTTTTCTTCTAGTTTAACCGGAAGCCAATAACCATTAATATATCCCCACACTATTTCGAATACACTATAACCATAACCAATCGGATTAAGAGATTGGGAAATAATATCTTTTATTTTATAATTATCGGCAAGGGTATCAAGCGCGAGCTGACATATTTCCACTTCCTTTTCTCCAGCACCTTCACCTCTATCAATTTCCCAATCCAAATGTTTTGTTAAATTTTTTCTCCTGGTCTCCATGGCGAAACATCTGCTATCTGAAGTAAGATCTTTATATATGACCTGATCCATATTTAGTTTTCTTAAAATAGGATCCGGATCCGGTAGCCAGTTAAAAAAACCTACAAATCCGCCAAGAGCGAATTGACGTGTTGCAATTTCGGTAGTCATTCCATTTTTAATCTGATCTAGTGGAATGAATGTAGTTGGATTAATATATAGACCTTTAGACATATCAATATCCTTGTAAAATATTATTTATTCCTTTCCGTGCACGGGAAGTTATAATCAATGGCCCGGTATAAGATTTAGAAGCTAATAACGCAAGAGCAAAAGCAAAGAAATAATCAGCATGACCGCCGTCTTTTGTTTGCTCTGCCTCATAACGAACATTACCGGATGATGTTGTTACTGCTTTTACAGAATAGAAATCCTCACGGATTATTTTATCTCTGGGGATTAAAACTTTTCTTCCTTCAACCATTATATAAGTATATGAAGCAAGTTCTTCTTTAACTTTTGGAGTAAACATTATTGGTTCAACTCTTAATTTGCCGTAATCATCCTGAGCTTCTTCAGAGAGTTGGTTTCCTAATCCTGTTGCATCCATACAGGCGCGTCTGAAATTTTTATGTGATAAAACATCATAAAGAATTTTTCTTTGATCTTTATATGGAATATTTTTTAACGCAATAACTTTCCGGGTATAAAGCAATTCGCCTAACTTTTCAAGGATCCAGATTACGGAAGGATTATTTTTTCTTCCAATATCCATACCTACATAAAGATCACCGGTGATATTTGAAAGAAGGTCATTAAGAATATTATCACGTTCAACAGGATTGATTAATTCATACGACAATAAATGAGCATTTGAACTTGAACGCGGTGTACAATAAAATTCTTCATCAATTGCTTCCTGTGTCATTCCGGCAAATGCATCTTCAAGAAAAGAAATCAACTCTTCTTTCGATGCCTTATGCCCAAGTATCGTATCAACTAATCCATCTTTAATAGCATCATCAATTGTGATTCTAAACGGAGACCAGTTTTTCATTGTTCCTTCTTTACCTTTTACCGTTTCCGAAACGAGGTTATTAAAGAAAGAATCATCTCCGTTATGAGTGCTGATTAATCTTACGCGGTTACCCCACATAGCTGAAGGTTTGGAAGCGGTAAACATTTTTTCCTGATCACGATGATGCGCAAACTCATCTAATATAACATCACCACCTTTGCTTCTGAATCTTGTCGGGTTAGATGAAATAGCATTGCATTCACCGCCATTGCTGAATCTTACGCGATGCGCTGTAATATCGTCATCTTTATCTATTACAACTTCACCAACATATTTAGCAGCTGTCTGAAGATATTTCGCAAAGAAACCAACATAATCTATGAACTCTTCGGAGGCCGATAAATCGGCCGAAGAAAACCAAACTTTATTATTCTTAACATTTTTTGTTGATAGATCGCGGGTTACACGGTAGGCTTCTGCATAAGTAATTCCAACACGTCTGCTTTTTTCACAAATTGCGAATTGATTTTCGTTTGTAATCCATCTTTTTTGATAATTAAGGAATTTAATCTTTGCCATATATTATGTCTGTTATAAAACACCGTTTAATAACGTTTAATCCCTGTTTAATTTTCACTTACTCCCTGAAAACGACCATCTATATGTCAAATCCGTATAAGCGATTTATGAGCGTTCTGGAAGGAAATAAGTATCCTTTGTCTTTTTTTATAAAACATTAAGTTCTTTTTCAAGTGATTCAAGGTTTTCTTTAGTAAAGCCTTTTTTAAGATTTGCCGCCTTCTCATTTTTCTCATCAGTGAAATCTACATAGACCGAAGAGCGAAGTGCCGCTACAAGTTTGCCAACTGCAAAAATTGCCCTCGGATTCATATTTGTTTCTGCTTCAGAGATTGCATTCTCTAATAAATTTTCAAGACGCTCTCTTAGATTTGCAGTGCGAATAATTTTATTTTTCCGGAGCTCTTCCCATTTATCTTCATTGCGCCAATTATAAAGAGTCTTCCGGGAAACTTCACCGCTAAGCATATTAAGAATTGTATCCATGCTAAAACCATTAGCAATGAATAATTCTTTTGCTTTCTCTCTTACTGCCGGATCAGCCATAATTCTTCTTCTTCAAAATTATAAGTTGTTTTAATGCTGTCGGCTTCTTTTATCCTGATCTGATATTCTTTTTGAAGTTTCATTATTTCTTCGGATAGAGTTTTAACTTTTTTAAAATCAATTGTAGTAAA